TGAATAAAATTAGCCTGGTCACCGCCGCCTGATAACGACTTTAGAATCCCTGTAAGGTCATCCAACACGCCAGCAAGTAAACCACCAGCATTAACCGCTCCCCCTAATACTACTTTGAAATCATCCCATGAGGCTGTAAGTCTTTGTATTTTTGTAGACGCATTCTCAGAGAAGCCGCCCATTTTTTGAAGCTCGTCATTGGCGATCTCACCTACCGCCCGCGAGACTTCACCTATGGAAGCCGTTGCCAGTGCCACGCCTCCCATTTTCTCCTTTAAAGCGACGGCTGAGATACCTAAGTTGTCTAATATAAGTGGAGACTTGCGACCAATACCTGTAACGATAGAATCCACCAGATAATCAACTGACTGCCCGGTTTGTTGCGCCCTGATGGCTGCAAACTCTAAAAGTTTTGGAAGTGCTTCTAATTCTATTCCGAAGTTGGTAGCCTGAACGGTACGCTTCATTAACTCAAGCTCGCTCACCGTTCCCGCTGTCGCCTCTTTGAGTTGGTTCATCAATTGAACACTATTAGGAAGACGATCAAATGCAGCCCTGACACCTTCAGCTTCCCCTGCTAGTTTAGCAACCTCAAAAGCGAAACTAGCAACCTGTTGAACTCCAAAAGCAATACCTATCGACTTGGCCGTGTTGCCTAAATTATTAGCGAAGGAATTTAACTTACCCTCTACTGTATTAAGTTGTTTTGTGAAGTTTGCCGCGTTAGCGGAAATCTCCACGGCCATCTTAGCCAGTACCGTTTCTGCCATCTCTTAGCGGTTTATCTTTGAACCTATCCAACATCTGCTGGAATAATATCTTACCCGTTATCCTCTCTACCTTGTCTGCGTTGTCTTTTATTTCATCGTAAGACAGTTTATAAAAATCTCTCCCTTCAAATTGCTCCCCGTTTTCTTTCTTCCAATTAGCATTCGCAAATAGTGCGTCTGAATTTCTCGACAGTAGGATCATTAATTCGTGATCCTCTCTTCGTTTTTGTTGAAGTCCTAAAACCCGCTCTACCCAAAGACTCCAATCGTATAAATCTAACTTCCAGAAATATTCAGACTTCAAACCCAGTTCTACAATAGCTAAGTAATGCCATTGATCGACTGTAGTACTTGCCCCGTCATCGGGGCTGGCAGGTTTTTTAGTATGAACACTTTGAAAAGTTCCTTTGTGATTTCCCCCATCTTTTCAGTACCCAACTCCTCGATCCAATCCGCTACATGAACTTCCTCAAAGTCGATAGGAAGTTTATTACTCATTGCATAGTGTTTGGCGCAACAGAAGTAAAAAGACAAAGCAAAGTCATATTCCCCGGTCTTCATCCGATCGAAAACTTCTTCGATTGTCTTAGTGCCTGTTAATTGGTTTATCAGCTTGAACGTGTAAGGTCCAAGCTTAAAACCTCTTTGCTTTCCTAGTACTTCAAATTCCATTACGAGTTAAATAAGTAAAGTGGTCCCCGTGGAGTGAATGTTGCTGAGTAGGTCGATGGCGCGTTAACAGGGTTAGTCCAAGTGAACGAGCTCACAAAAGCCTCGCCTTCGAAATATGGATCGTCCGTTGTGTTGGAAGTTGCCATCCGAACGGTCACCGTTGATTTATTCATCGCCAGTTCTGCGAGTGCCTGCAATCCCACCGGCGCGTCAAGTTTGGTATTACCATCCACCTGAATATTCCAGTCTGTAGAACCTGCAGCGTATGTTACCGCCCCGTCGTTGTCCTTACAAGTCGTTTCAATTTGATTGTTAGTAATTGTGAGAGTTCCGCCAGTGGTACAGCCAATAGCCGTTCCGTCAAGGTAAACCAGGACACCATTACCAGATATTGTTCCTGCTGTTACTGCCATTTTATTAAGTTTTTAATTGTGATAGGTTCATTTTATGTTTCTTCTTTGGCGGAAACACGCCTTTATACTCTTCACAGGAGTCACCTAACTCCTTAAATTTCTCTATCGTTACTTCCATGCAAGTGTTAACCGGCTTCTTTTTGCCTAGTATCCACGTTGCCCGTGTTAAAATTATTCTCACGCTACCCTATATTGCTCCGCTCCATAAGTCGCCACGTGCACGTACATTTCAGCCGACTCATCAAAAGCATCCCTGTCTGTCACTAACCAAATCCGTTTAAAGACACATACCGCCGTCGATGAAGTAACATTGTCCAAAGCGTTCCTGGCGGCCTCGTGCATTTGCTCCGTCTTTCTGAAGTTCTTATCGTAGCACAGTACATCATAAGTAGGGTAATCTAAAGTGCTTTCAATCTCCTTACCTTGACTTTGTGTGCTATTCGATGTCTTCGCCACCACTATATATGGCCCCTTCTCAGTTTGAGGCGCTTTAAATGGATAAACTTTATACTTATCATTAGCCTCATTCCTTCCTACGAGGTTCCGTACCGCCGTTGAATCAGTTAATATCTCTGTTATCCCTGACGTCATTTTAAGTACCTCCTCATTGTTCTTACCATCACCTTTCCTATTTGTGTGGCAATGTCTTTTTCAATTATTCCCTTCGTTAAATTGAAGGCCGGTTTCATAAAAGGCTCTGGCCTCATGAATCCCCTTCTCGCTCCCTTTCGGTTCCTTCTGGGTTTGGTTCCGTACTCCACCAAATGCCCCGCGAACCCTTTAAACCCTCCCTTCCTTCGTGGCCCTACTCGAACTTCTCCGAGCTTGTCGGCCTTCTTAATATTTGTTTTAGTGACCCCTATTGAGTCTACTAGTCTTCCCGTTGGACCTTCTGGCGCGAGTCCTTTAGCCCGTTCTACCAGTGGTTTAGCCGCCGCCGCGTGCGCCGCACCTAAAATCGTGTGCGTCATCTGCTTAGGTAGCTCACTTAAAACTTTGTCGATCTCTTTTACTCCTGTCACCGAAATCATGCAAAGGTTTCATCAAAAGTTTCATCGAATACACCCTCTTCCGTTCCCCCGCCTGTAGTGTCCACATACTGCCCACCGGATTCACAGTCGATACTCATGTACCGCTTTCTGGAAATCTCCGTCACTGCAATGATGTTGTAAGGAATGCCATCACAAACAATTCTGTTCTTTGGCGTGATGTCTCCCCTCCACCTACAGGTAAATTCTACAGTCAAATAATCAGTAAGTTTATCCGCCCGATAAACCTCATTCCCACTACGCTCGTTTTTACTAGCCCACCAACCTGGATTAGTGTCTATATCTTCCCATCCGGCCTCTTCATCCTCGTTAGACTCGTTTTCACCTACAACTTTGGATTGAAAGGTTATGCGTCTATCGAGTCTCCCGATTTGTTCTTTACTGTTAAGCATTGGATAGCGTTTATTTCTTCTTCGCTCAGTCCATTAAGAGCTTTTTCTAATGAATATTCACTACCTATCTTTTCAAAAGGCCAGATATTTACATCACTCTTCAACCCTATAGCTACTGGTTCTGGACTTATTATACGCTTCTCTAAAAATCCCTTCTTGGCCAAGATCATTGTCGAGTTATTATCTAACCCGTGATTGATCTTATCCGGCCAAATGGCCCCGACGTTCTCAAGTAGTCTCCTTGACAAAGCCCTGCCAGTTCCAAAATAAGCGTGATGTTTAGTCCTTCTTCTGACTTCCCCGGTGCGGGTATCCATCATTAAGAAGTCACTCAGCGCCATTACATCCCGGTCCCAGGAATAAAGATTTAGAAACTCATCTTTGAAGATGTCATCAGACCCTATTTCCACCAGATAGTCAAAGTCCTTTCTCATCGCCTGATTTAGACCATAGTTTTTCTTAGCACCTAATGGATCGTTCTTGGTTATGCACCAATCAACCCCATACTTCTCACAAAGTGGAATCATTGACTCCTCACTAATAACCGCGAAAGCCTGAATACTAAAGCCCGGAACTTTCCGCAGTCTGGAAATACCCATGAAACATATTTCAGTTATTATAGGCCGCTTCCAGACCGCGAGAAAGAACAATAGCTTAATAGCAGTATTCTGCATTCCAGTAAACTTTAATTCTGTCAAGTGTCCTCATCCACGCCTCCGAATCTTCGTTAGTGTCTCCACGTTTCTCATAATCTAAGGCAACTTTCTTTTTAATCGCCGTCTTTATGATCTCAGGGACTGCCGCCGCGTCTTCGTATCCAGCCACGTAAGTAACTACCACGTTACTAAGAGTCCGGTTAGTGGAAGGCCACGTTTCAGTCACGCGCACGCGCGCGAGGCCAGAGGCCATATCTATAGAGTAATCCGCGTCATCAATTGTCTGATCCGCGTCATCCTGATCGACGTACTCTATCGACGTTAACTCTGTTACAGGACCATAAGGGAGCAATATGTCCTTACCATGAAAATGTGTTAATGAAACAGTCCTAGTCCGAGTAATAAAACTCAGTCCCGCGTAGGCTTCACATTCAGCAGTAGCAGACGCTATCAATGACGTCAACAAAGTGTCTTCATCCGTCCCGTCAATCTTTAGCCAGGCTTTCACCTCTGTCAAAGAGACTACGAGTTCTGTTGGTAGCGTCGCGTTGCTGTATATTATCATCTAGTGTGAACTTTTGCTTTTCCTACACGATGCGCCGAAGCATCGAGTTCGGTTGTCTCGATGCCTGTATCAGTCTTTTTTTTTCATTCTCACTGAAATCAAAATAACCGAAAAATGCAGCCGCCTCTTTCTCTGTTACCTCCATCTGTACGCCCTTCTTAGCAATTACATCTTTAGATTTTTCGCCTTCTTTTTGTTCTACGCGAAGTAGAAAAGTTCTCTTTGGTGTTACTTTCATATATTATAAATTAAGTTAATGCAGGTAAGGTAGTAACCCAGTCTTTAACGACTGCGAACTCTTCAGGATGCTCGACGTCAACGTCGGCGTAAGTGTTAACAACGATTCTCACCTTGTTAACAAGTGCTTGCGTGTAAGGATCGAACAGAATACCAACACCGCCCCAGGTAGCCAGGATTGCACTCTTCCAGTTAGAAGAATAAATCATTGCGCTTAGTCCAGTAGTTGTTTCGGTCAAATCAGAAGGGATACGGTTCGTTACAATAAATCTGC